GGTTAGGTGACGGTTTCTGTGATGATGGAAGTTATGAATATAATGGAAATCAAATATTCTTTAATTGTGAAGAATTTAACAATGATGAAGGAGATTGTGATGCGATGGGAAGAACAACAGAAACAAGACTATATCCAAATGGAAAAATTCCAATCCAATAATGAAACTTGTGATGTATGTCACGGTTCAGGTGTAGTTGGAGATGGAACTTGTTCATCTTGTAATGGAACAGGTATATTATAGGAGAGTTTTATGAAGAGGTTTTTAATAGGTTTAATGCTGGTATCATTTTTGATATCAGCTGAACCTGAAAAAAAAGAAGAAGTTGGTAGATATAAAATAGAGATTACAACATATGTTAGTAAAAAAGGTAGTGTGTTTGTATTAGAAACTATATTCGATACTAAGACAGGTAAAGTCGTTGATAGAAAAAGATTCTATCATACAAAATACGGGAAAAAGAAAAGATGAGATTTTTAATATTGTTAATGTTAAGTTTAGGTTTATCTACAGAATGGGGAACTTCATTCAGCGTAAGAACACCGAATGAAGTAGATAAACCATTAGATTATGAATTATCAATTAAGTTAGATGATGATGAAGGTAAATTAAAATATCATATTAAAAGAGATTGGGAAAGAGAACTTGGTGAAAAGTATATTGATGATGTGGTTAATTTTCAACATTCAATAATTCCTTATCTATATTATGGTATTGATTATGTTGATAAAGAATCAAAAGATATAAATTATACTACTTATAATATAGGAGCTGATATTGGATATTTCAAGGCTGGTGTATCTTTTAAAGAAGTAGAAGAAGGTAGATTTGACCCTTTGTTAAATTTAGCATTATCTACAAAGGCAGAAATAAAAGACCTTGATAATAATCCAAATATTTCGTATATTATAAGTATATCAGTTAAATCTAACATATATGATGATAATATTATAAATGTTAAATCAGAAGTTAAAAAATGGTTATCTAAAAAGGTTAACATATTTGGGTTATATAAGCATGAATATTATAATGAACAAGAAGACTTTCAGTTTAAAGTCGGTATAGGAGTTAAAATATGAAATTAACAAAAAAAGTTTTGAATGAAGTAATTAGTGAAGTACTTTCTGAAAATGATGGTCATCCAAAAATTCTACAAAAAAACGGTGAGCTTGGACACAACTGAAGTACACATATGGAGTGGAAGTCTTCCACCGATAAAGAAAAGTATGGTGATATGATTGGTGAAGTTGTACATCATACTTTATATGAAGATGGTTCAATTACTAATTATGATGTTAAGTTTGGTAATAAAACAATAAAAAATATTCCAGCTACTAGATTAGAATCAGTTCAAATGCAAGAACATTCACATAGTCCTACTAATGCAGGAACTCCAGATGATGAAGAAAAAAATATTTTACATGGAGATACTGATGTAGAAGAAGGAATTATTGGAGCTCTTGCGGGTACAGCTTTAGCAGCTCCCCCTTCTATACCAGGAGCAACTACACCTGGAATGGGAATACAAGATTGGTTAAAGATGGCAGCTGGTGGATATTTTGGCCATAAAATTCAAAATTACATAAAAACTAAAAAAGCTTATGTAAAAGATGATGAGTCGAAATAAATTAAAAAATATTATTAAACAATTAATAAGTGAAAAAATTAATTTTGATGCTCCGGAGCCGTATTTAAAATACTCAGACAAGCCATTAAATTTCAATTTTGCATCTGACGACGCTCGCTTAAAAACTGACCCTTTATGGAATTTTCGTAATCAGGTTCAGAAAAATATAGAACTTGGTAATGCAAAGACTTACTCAGATGATTGGAAGGGTAACTTACAGGCTTGGGGAGATGATATCAAAGATACTGACTGGTTCAAAACACTAGATAAAATAGGTACAATTTATAAAGATAAGAAATTTGATGTATCTCTTCCAAAAAACTATGGAAAATTGACTTTTGGAAAAATTAGGACAGACGACCCATTGAGTCCAAATGAACGAACAGAATTAACAGCTAGAAAAACAATGGGAGATTTTAAGGGTGAAATACCTAAGAAAGTTGATACGATGGGAATTAAATGGTCAGTTGATGTTGATAAAATAAATCCATTTAAAAAGAAGACTTAAATGAACAAACTCGTAGAAGAAATAATAAAACCTATACTAGAAGCCAACTCTAAAATCAAAAAAGTTGTTGGTATCTATGGTGGCCGTTTTCAACCATTTGGTCCTCATCATTATAAAACTTATAAATGGTTAGAGAAACAGGTTGATGAGGCATACATCACAACATCTAATATTAAAAAACCACCGAGACATCCAATGAACTTTAAAGAAAAAGTTAGACATATGTCAAAGATGGGTGTTAAGTCAAATCGTATTATAGAAGAAAAATCACCATATGTAGCTAAAAATTTAGAAAAGAAATTTAATAAAGAAACAACAGCGTTTGTTTATGTATTCGGAGCGAAAGATGCTGGAAGATTGGGTGGTGGTGGAAAATACTTTCAAGATTACAAAAAGAATAAAAACAATTTAAAGGGATATGGAGAACACGGATATTATTTAGTCGCTCCGCATGTTTCGATGAAAGTAGGTGGTAAAGAAGTTAGTGGAACAACAATGAGAGAATTACTTGGTTCAGATAAGTTTGATGATAAAGAAAGAGCTAAGTTATTTAAAAAGATGTTTGGATATTATGACAAGGGTGTATTTCAAATGATGACAAATAAATTCAAAAAATTATTTGAAAGTATTGACCACGAAGATATGATTTGGGAACCCGCTAACCCAAAACCACCAGTTAAAAAAATAAAAGATAAAGCTATACTAAAGGGAGAAAAAGAAGAAGTTGAAGAACTTTATACAAGTCTACCTGGATTAGTAATAAGTAATACTCAAGATGAAACTTCAACGAATTTAACAAGTCAATGGCCACAGAGACCTGAGTGGTTAGATAATTGGTATTTTTTCAATAGTGAAGGTGAAGCTGGTGACCCATTAAGTTTTGCAGATGTTTTTCCAGGTGTTCCATACGCACCGTTACTTCATAAACTTCAAGATTATTATATAACTCCAGATGACCCATCTAAAGAAGGTCGTATATCTCAATTATTAGATTTACCAGTGTCTTCTGGAACTTCTGAACCTGAACCCATAGAAATCAAATATAAAAAACCCGAGGTAAATTTAAATTTACAAAAGAAAAAAGATTTTAATTTTGGAGATGTAGCTCTACCCGCGGCATTAGCTGGAGGAGCAGCACTTACATATAAAGCACTTCAAGATAAGAAGAAAAAGAAAAAAGATACAAATGAAAATATTGGTCACGGATATCCTAATGAAGAAGATATGAAAAAAATTAGACATAGAAATAAAGTAGCTAGAGCTAATACTGATAGTAATCAAAATTTCCAATTTCACCCAGTAAATGAAGATATTAAATTACCAGTAGAAATAGGCGATACTATTTTAATGGGTAAATTTAAAAATAAAAAAGTTGTTGTTAAAACAATTGATTTTAATGATAAGGGTGATTTACTTATTAATGGAAGACCAGCTCTTAAATTTAGAATGTTAAAAGAATTTTTTGAAAAGTTAGATATGAAAGCATTAATAAATGAAGCTACTTCAACAGCTAGTGATGGGGGAGCAGTTGTTGATGATGGACCTAGTTTTGGGTTTGGTGGTCTAGAAAGTTTTATAAACATAAGTGATATTCAAGCTAAAAAACTTGGATTTAAAATTGTAGATTTTATAATGAAAACACCAACAGATTATGAACCTGATACTCCTAAATATAAAAATGATGGAGCAGTATCATATGGCCCAGCTGGAGTAGGAACAGGAAGAACACCTAACAATCAAGTTGATTTAACAGGAGGAGCTGTTTGGACTAAATGGAATAATTATATTCAAGATGTAGCAAAACTATCTGGATATAAATTTATGGATTATTTATTAGATAAAGATATTATTAAACAATCAGCTAGAGATACAAAGGATATGGTAAAAACTAGAAATAAAGAAAATCCTACTGAAACACCTGAAAGAAAATATGTTGAAGAATCATTTACAAAAGATTGGTGGAAAAAAATGTTATTTGAAGCTGTAGATGATAAACAATTAATTCGAGTAGCGTTGATGTTATTTAAAAAATATAATGTTAATCCAAAGATAAAAATAGTTTCTAAATTAAAAAATGATGACTTTGCATTTTTTGATTTTGATAAAAATCTAATGTTAGTTTCAAGAAAAGCTGCTAAAAATTTAAAACAATTTTTAATATCTGTATTACACGAAATAGACCACGCCAGAGATTTAAAAAAATATGGTAAAAGATTTATACAAGATTATGAGAAACAACAAAATTTAATAGCTCAAGGACACATTAAAGGTAAGAAAGACCCTTATTGGGATAATCCATATGAAATAAAAGCTGAAAAATTTGGAAGAAGTGAAGCACGAAAATATAATTTAAAAAAATTATTTAGTGAGAGTTTAACTGAAAATGTTTATGGTGATGATGCTAGATGGTTTGATGATTTACATAATAGAAAAGGTGATAAAGGAAGAAAATTAGATTATGAAAGGACAAACAAAGACGGACATATTATAGGAGTAGAGCATGGTCAAGATATGAGTAAAGAAATTGCTTTACTTAAAAGTAAGATTCCCGTAGGAACAAAAGTAGCAATAGCAGTCGAAGGTGGGACTGAACGAGACCCCGAGGCTCCTGAATTTTGGGCACTTGATGGTGAACAATCTCAATTTAGAGATAATTTGTACAATCATTATATTGATAAAGGTAAACACGAAGATAAAGTAACTGAATTTAGTTGGGACGAAAATGCTAATGTTTTTGACCCTAAATCAAAAGTTTATCAAGAAGTAAAAAATAGAACTTTTAGACCAGATGATGTTTCAGCCGATTCAAAAACATTAGCTGCTGTATGGTCAAATATGACGGGACAAGATGGACCAAAAACACAATATCCAAAGGGAGTTACAAATTTAGGTAGTTTAATAGACGAACAAGGTAAACGATGGTTAAATAACCAAGCAGAAATAGCTGGATTAAAATTTGATGACCCTGAATTTTATAATCCGTCTGAAAACGATTATCAGACAATGGCGAGATTAAATTATGGACCAGATGAAGGTGATGAAAAACATCCACCTACAGAAGTTTATAATGCACAGAGAGCTTATAACGATTTCAGAAGAGAAGAATTAGTTAAAGGAATAGAAAAAGCTGAAACAGCTGGTTATACCGTTTTAGCCGCGGTAGGTAATGAGCATGTTAATGAATATCGGAAAATAAAACAACAAAAGAAACCACAAAAAGAATCAGTAAATGAAGATGTAATAAATGAAGTAAGTGCAAAAGTAAAATTATTTAAACAAAAATTAATGAGAAGAGGAATTACTATACGGTATGATAAAGTAAAAGCTGAACAAGATTTAATACAAAAGTATGGTGGAAAAGGTAGAATAGCAGCTAAGAAATTTGGATTAAGAAAAGCTTATTACGCTGTACCTGATAGAGGCTCAAGTGCAGGTCCAGTTCAACAAAAGCCAACTATTAAAATTACTAAACAAGAAATGGAAAAATTACATAAAGATAAAGTAATAGATAAAGGTAATTTAAGAGTTGTATTCTCAGAAGGTTTATTACTTGAAGGTGGTGCTTACGGACATATGGCTCATCCATTTGATGACAAAGATTTAACATTCGGTGATTTAAAGAAAATTATTGAATTAGGTTTAGGTGGACAATTAAGTCGTGAAGATAATGTTACAGAAAAACTTGATGGACAGAACATTATGATAAGTTGGAAAGACGGAAAACTTATAGCTGCTAGAAACAAAGGACATATTAAAAATGCCGGTAAAACTGCATTAGATACAAAAGGTATTATGAGTAAATTCAAAGGTAGAGGTGACATAAGAAATGCATTTGTATATGCTATGAGAGATTTAGAAAAAGCTATTAAACGATTATCACAAAAACAAAAAGATAAGATATTCAATGAAGGACAACATTGGATGAATATGGAAGTAATGTGGCCAAAGTCAGCTAATGTAATTGATTATGATAAAGCTGAATTAGTATTTCACGGAGCATTGATTTATGACGATAATGGAAATGTTAAAGGTGAAGTAAAAGGTAGTGGTAGAATATTAAGTGGAATGATTGAACAAGCTAATCAACATATACAAAAGAAATATAAAATAGGAAAACCAGTATTTTTAGATGTTCCAAAACATCAAGACTTTAGTAAGATGAAAGGTAAGTTTTTAAGTAGATTAAATAAGTTACAAGCTCAATATGGACTTAAAGATAATGATACACTTGCTTTATATCATCAAATGTGGTGGGAAGTATTTATATCAAATAATTGGCCAAAAAAATTATCTACAAAAGTTGTAGAGGGATTAGTTAAAAGGTGGGCTTTCTTTGATAAATCATATTCAGTTGCTGATATAAAAAAAGATATGAAAATGACTGATTTCTTTGATGAAAAAGCTTTACAATCAATATTAGATTTTGATAAAAAGAATCATGCAGCTCAAGTTAAAAAGAATATGAAACCATTTGAAACATTATTCTTTGAAGTTGGTGCAGAAATATTAAAGAATGTAAAAGGATTTATGGCTGCTAATCCAAGTAAAGCAGTTCAGGGAATTAGAAAAAAATTAGATGCAGCTATTAAAAATGTTAGAAGTGGTGGTGATATTAAAAAATTAAAAACATTAAAATTACAATTAGATAAATTAAAATCAATTGGTGGAACAAAAGCTATCGTTCCAAGTGAAGGAATTGTGTTTAAATATAAAGGAAAAACATATAAATTTACAGGCGCATTCGCTCCGATAAATCAAATTACGGGTTTAATAAGTTTTTAGATACTTATATATATAGATAATATAAAGAGGGTTATATGGGGAAAAATGTAAAAAAGATTCAGAATATGTTACTTGGTAAAGAAGATTCTTCTATTCAAGTAGGATATGGTGACCAAGAATCAAAACATCGTTCAGTTGGTGACAAATGGACAGATAGTGAAGGTTATGAATGGATACAACATAATGGGTATAGAGAAAAAGTAAGAACATTACCTAGTGTTGGTATTTTTACAAAACAATGTAAAGATTGTAAAAAGAATTGTGTACATAAGAGAGATGTAGATACATTCAAAAGAATGGATAGATGTTTTGCGTGTCAAATAAATTTTGAAGTATTATTAAAAAGTAAAAGAATAGGTGAGAATGGTAATAAGTGGCAATTTTGGGTAAAACTACAAATGTTACAAAGATGGACTGCTATAGATAATGAAGTGGAAGATATGATAAAACAGAATAGTGAAGTTCAATTTAATGACCATAAACTTACGAATACTTTGGCAAATTATAATCAAGAATTGACAAGAGAGTCAATACGAAAAACAACAACATAGGAGAAATAAAATGACTGAATGGCTATTAGCAAATTGGGAATGGGTAATGTTAGGATTTTACACATTAGAAAAAATCGTAAAATTATCACCAAGTAAAAAAGATGATATCATTTTTGATACAATTCTTAAACCTGTTTGGGACAAACTTCCTTTCGGTAAAAAGTAATGTTTAGTAAAATAAAAAAATATGTTATCGGGTTTTTTGTTTTATGTGGTGGTGTTCTTGCAGCTTTTTTAACTGGTAGAAGTGCTGGTAAAAAAGATGAGAAACTTAAAGGCATAAAGGAAGATGTTAAAAAAGTTAAAGATATAATAAAAGATAAAAAGAAAAATATCAAAAAAACAAAAAAACGAAAATATAAACCAAAAAATGTAGGAACAAAAGAAGCGGCGGACTATTTAAAAAAGTTCGCTAACAAGGGAAAGAAAAAATGAAAAAACTTTTAATGTTATTATTATGTTCTTTTATTTTAACACAAGACTCAGATTCTTTGAGTATTCAAGAAGTTGTACCTTGTGAAGGGACTTGTCTTTCAGAAGAAGAGACAAAGAATATTTTTAACAATATACAAGAACTTGAATTTAATCTTGAAAAAGCTAGTACTCTAAATTTAGAATATGAAAGTTTAATGAAAGATTATGAAACTCAGTTAAAATTAAAAGATGATATGATTAAAACAATAAAACCAAAATGGTATGAAAATAGATATCTTTGGTTTGGACTTGGAGTAGTATTCACTGCAGGTTCAGTTCATTTAGCAGGACAAATTAATTAATATGAGTCAAGACTTAAAACAAGTAATAAAACGAGAATATTTAAAATGTGTTGAAGACCCAGTACATTTTATGAGAAAGTATTGCACAATTCAACATCCTCAAAAAGGGAAAGTTAAATTTGACCTATATCCATTTCAAGAAAGATGTCTTAAAGAATTTAAAGATAAAAGATATAATATAATTCTTAAATCAAGACAATTGGGTATATCAACACTATCAGCTGGATATTCATTATGGTTGATGTTATTTCACGCTGATAAAAATATTCTTGTTATTGCTACTGGTAAAGATGTAGCTAAAAATCTTGTAACAAAAGTAAGAGTTATGTATGATAATCTTCCATCTTGGTTAAAAACAAATGTTGAAGAAACAAATAAACTCTCATTAAGATTTGCAAATGGTTCACAAATTAAAGCAATTGCTTCAAATGAATCAGCCGGTCGTTCAGAAGCTCTATCTCTTTTAATACTTGATGAGGCTGCGTTTATTGATAAAGTAGACACAATATGGACAGCTGCTCAACAAACACTTGCAACGGGTGGTGGATGTATTGCATTATCAACACCGAATGGTGTCGGTAATTGGTTTCACAAACAATGGGTTGGGTCGGAAGATGGAACTAATGAATTTAGTCCTATAAGATTACATTGGACAGACCATCCAGATAGAGATGAAACTTGGAGAAAAGAACAAGATAAGATTTTAGGTCCTTCACAAGCAGCTCAAGAGTGTGATGCTGACTTTCTTACTTCTGGACAATCTGTAGTTGACCCTAAAATATTAACTTGGTATAAAGATACATTAGTTGAAGCTCCTGTTGAAGAACAGGGAATAGACAGAGGAATGTGGATATTCAGACAACCTGATTATACAAAAGAATATATTGTGGTTGCAGATGTGGCTCGTGGTGATGGAAGTGATTATTCAGCTTGTCAAGTATTTGAAATAGAAGATATGGAACAAGTTGCAGAATATAAAGGACAATTAAGTACAACGGATTATGGAAACTTCTTAATTGAAGTTGCAACGAAATACAATGATGCTTTACTTGTAGTTGAGAACAACAACATTGGTTGGGCTACAATTCAAACCATCATAGATAGAGGATATAAAAATCTATTCTATCAATCAAAAGATTTACAAGTAGTTGATGTTGAACATAAAATCAATAATAGATATAGAACACAAGATAATAGTATGGTTCCAGGTTTTTCAACAACAATGAAAACAAGACCTTTAATTGTAGCTAAAATGGAAGAGTATACAAGAGAAAAATTAGTGAAGCTTCACTCAAATAGATTAATTGACGAATTATTTGTATTTATATACAAGACGGGAGTAACAAATGCAAAGGCTGAAGCTATGACAGGATATAATGATGATTTGGTTATGTCATACTCGATAGCTTTATGGATTAGAGATACAGCTCTAAGATTACAAAAAGATAGAAATGAACAGCAATGGAATACAATGAACGCGTTTTTAGATAAAAATTTTAATGAAAATAAAGAAGCAGCTGGATTTCAAAAAGGTAATCCAAAAGATAAAAATCCATTTGAAATGGATACAGGAAAAGACAAAGAAGATTTAAAATGGTTATTAGGATAAATAAAAAGAGGTAAAAATGGCACAAAATGAAAACTTATTTACACGACTAGGAAAATTATTTTCAAGTCAAATAGTAGTTAGACAGACACCAGAAGGTCAAATCAAAGTTAAAGATGTTGATATGATGCAGTCTGGTTTGACATCTAATTTTATAGATAGATATAATCGTTTATTTAATACTCAAGGTTCATCTTGGGGTTCTGGTTGGGCTAGACGAGAAAATGCTAAAAATGCATACGACGCTCAAAGAAAAGAATTGTTTAAAGATTATGAATTAATGGATAGTGACCCACTCATTTCTTCAGCTTTAGATATATATTCAGATGAATCTACCGTAGATAATGTTGAGAGTAGAATTTTAAAAGTTAAAACTGACAATCCAAAAATTGCTAAGATATTACATAATTTATTTTATGATATTTTAAATATAGAATTTAATCTATGGCCTTGGATTCGTAATATGACTAAGTATGGTGATTTCTTTTTACAATTAGATATATTAGATAAACATGGTATTGTTAATGTAAAACCTTTATCTGTTTATGATGTAATTAGATTAGAAGAACACGATGATAAAGACCCTAAAAAAGTTGAGTTTGAAGTATTAGATAGTGAATCACAAGGTGGTATGAGTAAAACACGAGGTAAAAATACTGGTGATAAGGAAAGTGATGGTCTTGTTCAAGCATACGAGATGGCTCATTTTAGACTTTATGGTGATGCTAACTTTTTACCATATGGTAAATCTATGTTAGAGGGAGCTCGTAAAACTTGGAAACAATTAACTCTTATGGAAGATGCTATGTTGATTCATAGAATAATGAGAGCACCTGAAAAAAGAGTATTTAGATTAGATATCGGAAACATTCCACCAAATGAAGTTGAAAATTATATGCAACAAATTATTAATAAAATGAAAAAAATACCTGTGATAGACCAATCAACGGGTGAATATAATTTAAGATATAATATAGAATCAGTAACTGAAGATTATTTCTTACCTGTTCGTGGTGGTGATAGTGGAACATCAATAGAAGCTTTACCCGGATTATCTAATCAAGATGCTATTCAAGATATAGAATATTTAAGAAGTAAAATGATGGCAGCTTTAAAAGTTCCAAGAGCATTTATGGGATATGATGAAAATATCGGAGCTAAAGCTACACTAGCAGCTGAAGATGTTAGATTTTCAAGAACAATTGAAAGATTACAGAAAGTAGTGTGTGCTGAATTAGAAAAGATTGCTATTGTTCATTTATACACACAAGGTTTTGATGACGCCGATTTAATCGATTTTGATTTAGAGTTAACTAATCCATCAATGATACATCAACAAGAAAAACTTGAATTATTAGCACAACAAACTCAAATAGCTAATGAATTAATGGGAACTAAATTAATGTCAAGAGAATGGGTTTATGAAAATATATTTGATTTAAATAATGATGATAAAGCTAAAATATATGAAGAAATCATTATGGACACTAAAGAACAATTTAGAATTGAAGCAATTGCTACTGAAGGTATGGACCCAGCAGCACCTCCTCCACCCGGAGAAGGTATGGAAGGTGAAGAAGATTTCGATGATGGAGCAGCTAGAAAACAAGGTTGGGGTGGTGATAGACGAAGTGGAACTGGTGAACCAGAATATAATGAAAGAGCTTATAAGGCCAAAGATTTACACGCGGCTGTAGACCATAGTACTGAGAGTTGGGGTAAACGAGAGTTCAAAGGTAAATCACCATTGGCTGTTGGTAAAGGTGGAACAATTTTAGCGAAGGATGGTGTAGAAAAATCTTTAGATGGTAAGAAATCATTATTAGATTCTTTACGAAAACAATTTGGAGATATAAATACTAAAGCTATGTTAAATGAGGATTCAATAATTGATGAAGATAAGTAAGATTATTTTAAATAAAATACAAAAAAATTTATATTTATATATGAATAAATATATACATAACAGAACGGAGACATAAGAATGCATAAAGTTAAACATTCAAAAGTCCGTAATACCGGTCTATTGTTTGAATTTCTACTCAGACAGATAACTACGGATGTGCTTAACAAGAAAGATAACTCTAATGCACTTAATTTTATTAAAGAAAGATTTAATGAGAGATGTGAATTAGGAAAAGAACTAGCTCTTTATAATGTTCTAGTTAGAACAAAATTTGATAATGACAAGAAAGCTGAGTTTTTTATTAATGAAGTTTTAAGTGAAAGAAAAAAACTGAATAGAAGTAAACTTAGAAGAGAAAAGTATAATTTAATTAAAGCTCTTAAAGAGGGTTATGATGTTCAAGAACTTTTCGCTACTAAAGTAAAAAATTATAAAACATATGCTTCTATCTATAAATTGTTTGAATACACAGAACTCCGTCCTGAAGAAAAAACAGAATCTTTTTTTAATATAGTAGAGCATGTAACTACAAAAGAAGATAGTATTCAATTAACAGAAACTTTCGGTGGTATTAAAATACCAGAAAATACTGAATTAAGAATATTAACATATAAAACTTTATTAGAGA